GCACATGGCTACTTCGGACGTCTCATCTTCCAATACGCGAGTTTTAACAACAGCAGAAGTCTACACTTTTTTCTGGCTGCTTGGCCTGTTGTTGGTATGTGGTTCGCTGCCCTTGGTGTTAGCACGATGGCTTTTAATCTTAACGGCTTTAATTTTAACCAGTCCCTTCTTGATAGTCAGGGACGTGTTGTTCGTACTTGGGCAGACATTCTTAACCAAGCCAACCTTGGATTTGAAGTCATGCACGAACGAAACGCTCACAACTTCCCTCTGGACCTTGCTTCTGTTGAGGCAACTCCGGTGGCTCTATCCGCCCCTTCAATTGGGTAATCAAAATGCTTAAAATTATGGACCTTCAACGTCGTGCTAAAGAAGCTGCGATGAAAGGTGATTTCCAAAAAGCACAACAACTGGCTGATCAAGTTCGTAAGCTTCAAAGCCAGAAAAAGAAAAAGTAAATTAGCAATGCCGTCCGTTCATCCCTTAATGGGACGCATGTCACCTAATCATGGAACGGGGGTTAGGTACTTTCATCTAAGATCATGACTCAAGTCGAATTGGATGCCCGTGTTCGGGAGCAACAGGCAGCTGAAAAAGCAGCCAAGCTGAAGTATCGCGGCATTGCTTACAAATCTCACGCTACTAAATTCTGATGTTTAATCAGTTTGGCGGTCCAGCATCTCCTGTTGGACGCCCTACACCCAAACCCAAACCGCCTAAGAAATAGGTGGTGGGAGTCAGGCACCTCAGAGTCGGACCTGGCTCCTCTTGGCACGAGCCCGTACGCGGATACCTCGCGCCGTCTAGACGGTGGGATAGACCACACAATATGCAACAAAAATTTTTCCAAACGTTTGGGAGCAAGTAACTTAACTTTTCTCCTTTTTTAACAATGGCTTATCCTGGATCATTTCAATCCAGCACCAACCCCGCTCAAGTAACTGAGCTTGGTGCACAGAATTTTGGAACCGATACTCGTGAACTTTATCTCAAGCTATTTAGCGGCGAGATGTTCAAAGGTTTCCAACAGAACACGATCGCTCGTGATCTTGTCATGAAGCGCACTCTGCGTAACGGCAAGAGTCTCCAATTCATCTACACGGGTCGCACCGGTGCTGAGTTCCATACTCCTGGTAACAGCATTCTTGGTAACAACAACCAGGCACCTCCGGTGGCTGAAAAGACCATCACCTGTGATGACCTTCTGATCTCCTCGGCTTTCGTTTACGAGCTGGACGAGGTTCTCAGCCATTACGATCTGCGTAGCGAGATCTCCCGTAAGATCGGCTATGCTCTGGCTGAGAAGTATGACCGCATGATCTTCCGTGCGATCACCAACGGTGCACGTAGTGCATCGCCTGTGTCTGCCACTGACTACGTTGAGCCCGGTGGTACTCAGGTCCGTGTTGGCACCACTGCTAACTTCTCGGATGCTTATGACGCTGACTCTCTGGTCAACGCCTTCTATGACGCTGCTGCTGCTCTTGATGAGAAGGGCGTGTCCATGGATGGTCGTGTTGCTGTCCTGACTCCTCGTCAGTACTACGCTCTGATTCAGAACGTTAACAGCAATGGTCTGATCAACCGTGATGTCCAAGGTACTGCACTGCAGTCCGGTAAGGGTATCATCTCGATTGCCGGTATCGACATCTACAAGTCTACCAACATTCCTTTCTTCAGCAACTACGGTACCAAGTTCGGTTCGACCGGCGGTACTACCGACACCGGTGTTGCATCTCCTGGTAACCTGGGTAGCTTCATTGACAACGCTATGGAAGATGAAGCAGCCGTTGCCGCCGGTTCCATCGGTGCTCACAATGAGTACGGTCTGGGTTCCGAGTTCAGCAAGTCCTGTGGTCTGATCTTCCAACGTGAAGCTGCTGGTGCTGTTGAAGCTATCGGTCCTCAGGTCCAAGTGACCAGTGGTGATGCTTCCATCATCTACCAGGGTGACCTGATCGTGGGTCGTCTGGCTATGGGTACTGACTACCTGAACCCTGCTGCTTGTGTGGAACTGTTCGCTGGTGCTGCCAGCGGCGACTCTGCATTCGCCTGATTATTTCTGGTTTATACTGGGGGAGCTTCGGCTCCCCTTTTTTTTACTTTTGTGATAGGTAACTATGCCCTTTCCTACTTATGCTGTGTCCACCGAACTGGATGCTGTAAATCAAATACTTAGCTCAGTGGGACAGGCTCCTGTCACCACACTAGATCTACAGAACCCTGAAGTATCTATTGTACTCAACACCCTCCGGGAAGTTAACCGTCAAGTTCAAGCTGAAGGTTGGATATTTAACACTGAACGTGAATACGAATTAACTCCTGACAACGAAACAAATCAGATTGCTTACCCATTTAACATGCTACAAATTGATGCCAATACTAGGTATCATAAAGATGAGTTTGATCTTGTCCGACGTAGTGGTAAGTTGTATGATCGTTTAAATCATACTTATATTTTTACTGATGCTATTAAAGCTGATGTTGTTTGGTATTTCGATTTTACTGACATTCCACCTGCTATTCAAGCCTATATTACTGCCCGAGCTGCTCGCATGTGTGCTACCAAAATGGTAGGTGACCGTGAACTGAATGGGCTTCTTCAAGAACAAGAAGGTTTGACCAGAGCCACTGCTATTGAGTATGATTGCAATCAAGGTGATTACTCAATGTTTGGTTTCCGTGATGGTCAAAACTATTACAATAGCTATCAACCGTTCCTAGCATTGAGGCGATGAGTACTGTAACCCAAAGGATTCCTAATTTTTTACTTGGTATTTCACAGCAACCAGATAACCGTAAGTTTCCTGGACAACTTAAGGATTCTGTAAATACCTACCCAGACTATGCTCTTGGTCTTCTCAAGCGCCCAGGTGGACAATTTAATTCTAAACTTCAAGGCGCTACTTCTTCAGGTAAATGGTTCTCCATTCTTAGGGATCCCCAGGAAAAGTACGTCGCTCAATATGATGACAATGTATTTCGTGTGTGGGATCTAACTGATGGTTCTCCACGAGTTGTCGATATGGGAGATGATACAGGTGTTCCAGGTACCTGTAACCTCACCAACTATCAAACTGATCTTGATGCTTACAACACTGCTGTTACCACGACTGCTACACGTTTAGCTGAGTTGCATGAAGCTCAAGCAGAATACGCTGAGGTATTAGCCGGTCAAAATGCTACTGAAACAGATTTGTTTGCAGTTAACTACAACTATCCAGTTGGTTCAGTTGAACAATACTTAGTTTCTGGTATTCTTAAAAAAGCTAATGGTGTTTATGTAGTCAAGAACAATAACACTGTTGTTCAAGCTACTACTGAACTTCCTACTAATTATGCGTTGGGTGTTGGAGTAACGGATGAGCATCCAATTATTGCTGCTCAAGGTAATCGTGTCTACAAAGCTATCCTGACTGTTGCTGCAGTCTATGATGCAAGTGATCTTAGCACCGCTGAGACCGCTATGGACACGGCTCAGACCAACTATGACAACGCTGTAACTGCTGAAGCTACTGCCCTTAGTAATCTTGAAGACGAGATAGACAACTGTGCTATTACTTCGATTCCTAGCAATGGTTATCTCAATGGTGCTACTGCTGATGACATTGAGGTTCTCACCCTGAATGACTACACCTTTGTTCTTAATAAAGCAAAGACTGTAGCGATGTCTACCACAACAACAGACGCTAAACCGTTTGAAGCTTTTGTGGTCTTATCAATTGTAGGTACTGGTCATTACCGGATTTACCTTGATGGTACTGAACGTGGTACTTATAATGCTGGTACTGGTGGTGATGTAGATAGTATTCTTGATGACCTTGTAGGTGACATTGATGGTAATACTTTTGGTACTACCACCTTTAATGCTACTCGTGTTGGTCCTGGTATCTACATTAGTGCAGATGCAGAGTTTACTATTTCCGTTGTAGGCGGTCCTGGCGATGATGCTATGACTGTTTTCCAGGATACTGCTCCTACTGTTGCTAACTTACCCCTACAATGTAAAGACGGTTACAAAGTCAGAATTGTTAACAGTTTGGACATTGACGTTGATGATATGTACGTCAAGTTTGTAACTGATAGTGATGCATCTGATTACGGTACTGGTACTTGGGAAGAGTCTAACGCTTGGGAGATTACTTACCAGTTTGATCCGCTGACGATGCCTCATCAATTGGTTCGTCAAGCTGATGGTTCTTTTGCTTTTGATCCTATTACTTGGGAAGATAGGCTTGTTGGTGATCTAACAACTAACCCTGATCCAAGTTTTGTAGGAAGTACAATTAGTGGTATTTTCTTTTATCGAAACCGTTTAGGTTTCCTGTCTAACGAATCAGTTGTATTCAGTAAAGCTGGTGATTATTTCAACTTCTTTGTTACAACTGCTCAGACAGTCACCGATGATGACCCGATTGATATTAGCGCATCATCTATTAAACCTGTTAACTTGCGGTATGTGAGACCAGTTAGCGTCGGTCTTGTACTGTTTAGTGATACCGAACAATTCTTGATTGCTGGTAACGATGACATCTTTAGTCCAAAAACAGCTAAGATTACTGAGTTGTCAAGTTATGAGTGTGACTCTAATGTTAAGGCTGTTGGTCTAGGAACAAGTCTTGCGTTTGTTTCTAAGACACCTTTGTACAGTAGACTGTATGAATTGACCAGGATTAGTCCTGTAGACCCACCTGTTATGGTTGAACAGACACAATATGTACCTGAGTTGATTCCTGAGACTATTGATTCGATGATTGCATCACCTGCATTGTCGTTGATTTCAATGGGTACAGTTGGTAGTAATATACTTTTCCAGTACAAATTCTATCAGCAAGGTGATCAACGTGGTGTTAGTACTTGGTATAAGTGGGAATTGACTGGTACTTTGTTGGACCAGTTTTTTGACATTAGTACTTACTACGCTGTGGTTGCTAATGGGGAGGATGAAGTTTACATTCAATCCTATGATTTAACACAAGCTAGTGAAGAAGGTTATCTCACTCTACCTACCGGGGAAAAAACTGATGTTTGTCTCGATCTTTGGAACATTAACCCTTATCGAGAGTATGACCCTGATGATGACGATTCGGACATCACTAGGATACATTTACCATACAATGAAGTCAGCAGTGGTACGCTTGCTGTAGTGCTTCTAGGACGCTACATAGGCGCTTCTGATACCCTTACTAGTGCATCCGTAGGCGCAGTACTTTACCCCACCGTAGAAGGCACTGCAGGCGCCTATTACGCGGATATTACCGGCGATTACCGTGGGCGTGATATGATTATTGGTTACATTTATAATATGGAAATTGATCTTCCTAAATTCTTTGTAACTGAAATCCAAGGTCAAAACGCTATTTCTGATTTTACCTCTGATCTTATCCTTCATCGCATCAAAGTGTCTACCGGTTTAAGCGGTCCTATTAAGTATCAAATCACCATTACTGGTCGTCCTGAATGGAATCAAACCATTGAAGCTGTCCAGCCTAATGTGTATGATCTGAACAACGTTAATTTGTCTGCTGAAGCGGTTCACAACATACCTATTTATCAACGTAACGAAAACCTTTCTTTGAAAATTATTGGGGACTCACCACTTCCTGTGACTCTACTTAGTTTGAATTGGGAAGGACGGTACAACACAGGTTTCTATAGACGAGCTTAATGACTACATCCACCCGTGGTTTCACCTTTAAACCAGCTACCATTAACGACGTATTAGAGCTTACCAGTCAAATGCTGGATAGGGGACTACTTGACTTTGAACGAGTTGGGCAGCACCCTATCTTACATTTAGCGTTGTACATCCATGAAGATGACTCCTATCTGATCTACGGACCAGATGGGAGTTTATATGGAGCTTATGGTGTGTCGGACGACAACGCCGTTTGGATACAAATGACAAACAAAGTTAAAGAGAATCCAAGAACAACAGTAAGATTCGGTAAAGCGTTAATGGAACACATTAACCGTCCTTATCTTTGGACTACTATTGATATAAAAAATACTGATCTAATTAACTTAGCAAGGTATTTAGGTTTTAAGGTACTACGGGCATTCCCGGATGGACCTGACAATGTTTACTCTATAGAAATTGTACGATTATGGCAATAGGAGCAGTTTTAGGCATCGCGCAGGCTGGTCTGGGAATCGGACAAGCTTTGTTCGGTCCAGGCAGCAGTCCTCAAATCGACACGTCTGCTATCCGTCAAACAGCTTTGAGGAATGTAGCCATCCGGGCACAGAATCAAAGAACACAACAAATTTGGCAAGCACAACTTAATCAAGCAAAAGAACAGTTTATTCAAAACAAAGCTGCTGCTGATCGTGCTTACAATTCACTTCAATTAAAAGAAAACGAACAACTAGAAGCATTCCTACTCAAACAAAAAGGAATGGTAAAACAGCTAGTTGAATTTCAAGGCAAGTATAAGGCTCGTGAAGTTTACGGTAAGTCCGCTGCTCGTCTAGCCAGCCAGCCTGAAAAGGAATACGGTGAAGCTATGAGAACTATGCAGATGAATATGGAACGGTTTAGCAATCAAGTTGACCGTGACATGGCAGAAGTTGCTCGCCAACAACAAGCATCTAATGCAAACGTCATGGCTGGAATTTCTGTACCTCCTGCTATGGTTAGTGAACTACCAATGCCGTCTATGCAGCTTCCGTCTTCGGCGGGCGCTAACATGGGTCTTAAGATTGGTAGTGCTATTCTTGGCGGTCTTTCTACCTTTGCTTCTATGCGAGCACCGGCTGCAACTGGCGATGGCGGTAACAATACAAGCAATATTGGCGGCACTGAAAGTAATGCTGATTTCATGCAGCGTACAGCTGGACTTGATCTAGCTGGCAGTGGTTATCAATCTTCTGGTACATCTATGTTCGGTTCTTATTAAAGATGACACAATCTTTTTTTCAGAGCCAGTATGAAGGAGCTGCTCGTGCCCAAGGGTTTCAAGCGACACAGGTTCCTGACGTTACTGGACAGCTACGGCAAAATTTAAAAACTGAGCAACAAAACTACAACAATCTTGTACAAGTTTTTGCTCAAGCACCGCAAGATAAAGGGCTTACTGAACTAGCTAATTTCTCTGAAACTCTCAGCAATTTAATGACGATTGCTGGTAAGAAGTATATTGAGAAACAAAAAGCAGAAGGTATTGCTCTGTTTTATGAAGACCAAGCTGCACAAGACGCAGCTCTTGCTCTGCAAGAAGAGGATAAAGCTACTCTTAAAGGGGTAGATAATGAGTTTAATAATGCAGCTGCTAATGCCTTAAAAGAAGGTGTTCCGTTTGAAGTAGCTGATAGGCTGAAAGGTTTGTCTGGCTGGAAAAAGTATAGCTACGCACAAGCGGCTGCATTGTCTGCTGGTTCGGGATACAAGTCTTGGATGCTTAACCAGCTTCAAACTAATAGCGAAAAGGTTATTATTAACGCAGGTACTCCTGAAGAACGTAGCGTTAGTATCAATGACACCAGCCTAACTGTTGCTGAATCTGCTGCTGTTCGGGCGCAGCTTCGCACTCAATATCTGGAAGAAACTGGGTTGATAAACCTTAGTACTGGTCTTCAAGCTGAGGCATTTAAGCCTATGCATGAAGCAGATACTGAGCTGCACGGTCTTGCCCGTAAACAATACGCCATTCAGAAGTCACAAGAGGATGAACAAGTTCTTATCCGTGACTTTGATACTAACGGTAATGTTGGGGATTTGTTGACTGGACTTCAAACTCTTGTTAATAAAGACGGTAAACCATACGGCACTGCAGGTGCTTGGACTCGTTTTGAACAGATTGTAACTGATCGTGCGTTGTCTGGTGATGACGTTGATTTTGATGCTATTCGTGAGCAAAAAGTTTCTTGGGATCCTAAAGGTCGGACATTTGGCGAACTTTATGGTAAGCCTGGTCAGCGTCTAGATAAAATTGAACTTGAGATTGCTAAAGCTAAGATTGCTTTCTATCGTCAAGAAAACGCTGAAGAAGAGATTGATAAAAACAATCTTGTTGAAAACTATCGTGATGATCTGCTTAGCAGAGAAGATGGTTTTACTTTAGAAGATATTGAGACTCTTCAAGAGGATCTTGTCAAACGGGGTTATGGTAAAAGCCGGGTTCTTGATGAACTTGGAGCTACCCTTAGCCTTGACGCTCAACAGAAGCAATCTATTGATAAACAAGCTGAACAACTTTACAAAGTTGGTATGCTGACTACTGAGTTTACTCGTAATATGCCACCTGATTTGTTCCGTAAATGGAATGGTGTGGCTGTTGAACAAGAACGCGCCATGCAAATCCCTGAGTCTAAAACTCATTTGGATGGTCTTTCTAATCACGTCAAAGCTACTACTAATGCTAGTTCTATCAAGAATCTTGGTGGTAATGACACACTTATCATTGGTGAGCTTCAACGTAAGTATAAGCAGAAAGTTGTTGAACTGATGGCTACTGGTAAGTATACTGCTCTTGAAGCACACAACGCTGCTTATTCTACTGTTCTTGATGAGTATAACTCTGGTTTCAAAACCAAAGGTCACCGTTACTTCTATCAAAACGGTTTCCCTAATTATATGACTCAAGTTGGCGGTAAGCGTGATGCACGTGAAGGTAATGCATATCTGCTGGATCGTTACAACACGATCAAAGCTCTTGGTGGTATTACCCGTGCTCTAGAATCTCCTAACCTTATTCTGTCGGAGGAACGTCTTGACCAAGTTACTCAGTCTTACGGTACCCCTGCTTTTCAGTTTCCGCCAGAAGCAATGCACTTTGCACAGCAATACGGCATTAGTCCGCTAGAGATCGTTAACAGGCAACTAGAAGCTTCTGGCAGAAAACCACTTCCCGTACCTTCTGAACTTCAAACTCTTGGTGAGAACAACCGTGCTAACCAAGTGTTAATCAATCGTTATCCTACTTCTTATCGTTCTGCCCGATACTTTGCTAACAACGAAACTTGGAGCAGCTCTACCAGTAAGCGTGGTAAGTTTGTTGAGACAGCTGAGACTGGTAAAGGTTATACTTTATCCGGTCTTAATGACGAACAGGGTAGACCTGTTGTTATGTCACAACCTGCTTTGACTGCTTTTGAGCGGATGATGAAGGATAGCGGCGGTATTGTCAGAGGTGCAGATATTACCAGTTCACAACGCAGTAAACAACACAACACTAAAGTTGGAGGTGCTTCAGGTTCCCGACATCTACATGGTCTTGCTATTGACATCCACGGTCCTTCTCGGGATTGGATGATCAAAAACGGAGCTAAATATGGCTGGCGTTTAGTTGATTATCAAGGGAGTCATGGTGGTCACTTTGAATATGTTGGAGGACTATAATTATGTATGATCCATTTAAAGAACTAGAAAAAGTCAGCGAACCTAATGCTGATAGAGATTTAGGCACTACTGAAGCTGCTATTGAGCGTCTGCAAGGGACTCAAGATGCTATGATGCAAGCCGCTCAAATGGAAGCAGGTACTGAGCAGGTGAGCGACGGTGTGTCACCCCCTGTTGTTACACCTCAACCACGGTTTGCTGATGAGCCTGAGCCTGAAGAGCCTAGCCAATTTAAAAAGTTTGTAGACGATGGTGGTCTTTTAGGTGCTGCTATTCGAGATCCACGCTCAGCTATGGAAGGTCTTATGGCTGTTCCTACTGGCGTGTTGGATTTTGGTAGTGATCTACTGAACCTTCTCCCTAGGAAGGATCTTCCTGAGGTTAAGAACCCGTTTGGATCTACTGCTCCTAAGGTTCCTAAATTCCACAACGACATTGCTCAATCCGTTCGTGAGATTAGCTCTATTGTTGTTCCTACTCTTTGGCTCACTGCTAAAGGTCAGAATGTAGGTGCTGCAGCTAACGCCCGTATTGGACTGGGTATTGGTAAGAGTGAGCTTGTAAAATGGGTTGGTGTTACTGGTATTAGTGCTGGTGCAGGTGCTTTTGTTGACGCTACTAACAAGGTTAACGAATCTGATGATAACCTTCAGGGTTCTCTGAAGAAGATGTTCCCTAAGACTTTTAGCTGGATTTCTGATGACTGGGCTACTCTTGATAGCGACAGTCCTGATGTTAAAAAATCTAAGAACGTTAACGAAGGTGTTGGTCTAGGTATCTTTTCTGATTTGCTTGTTGGTTCTGCTAAACTCTTGAGAGCTATTAACAAGTCTCTTAAACAAACTAAAGTTGTAGCTCAAAACGAACAAGCCCGTAAATGGTTACAAAAGAACTCAGTTGACGAATCCGTTGATCCTGAAGAAGTTGTTGCTCAAGGTGTTAAATCCCGTGAGGAAGCTTTGGATGAAATTGGTGAATACAACTCTGCCAAAGCTATTGACCTTGATCAACCTATCTTCGGTGTTCACGACACATACGGTTTAGAAGAGTCCGGTACTCGCACTGTTGACCGTCTAGGCGTCGTTGGTGCTGCTATTGACCAAGCTCGTATTGATCGCAACATTGATACGACCTACGGACGTCTAGGTAGTATTGTCACTGAAGCTGCACTTAAGTACGGTCTTGAGGCAGATCAACTGCCTAGACGTGCTATTATTAAAGGTATTGCAGAACAAATTAAATCTTCTGGTAAGTATGCTGCAGAGCTGCCTGGTGGTGCTCGTTTGACTGCTGAACAGATTGATGAAAGTGGTACTCGTCTTGCTGAGATGCTGTTGGATCCCCGCATGGAGACCGGTATGCTTAAGGCAACTCTTGATGAGTTTAAAGACTTTACCGATGGCATTGCTAACCTTAACAATGTAGGTTACAACGCTGCTATGAAAGCTATTAAGGGTTATCTGGATCTTTATATGGACCCAGATATGCTCAAAGCTCAAGGCTACTTCACCACATCCCTTGGCGGTCAAATCTCTGATATTGCAGAGGGTGCCCGTTACATGGAAGGTACTGCAGCAATTGAACGTGCTCAAGAACAGATCCTTGATCGTATTGAGTATTTGATGGTTGAGAAAGGTTTGGCAGCTTATCACAAAGGTAGCTCGCTTGCATTCCTGAGAACTTGGAAGAACACTGCTAAAGATTCCAAGGCACTTGCTGCAATGGGTCAGAATGCTTTGTCTCAAAGTGATGAAGCACTGTCTGCAGTTGTTAAACGTGCAAAGAATATGACGAATACTCTTCGTGATATTAGCAGTGAGCGTCCTGAATTCCTTGTGCCGTTCCAGATGGCATATGAGTTCAGTGATGGCAACATTGACACGTTGTATAAACTTAACAATTTTGTTGAGCAAAGTCTTCCTAATGTTCTTAAGGCGTTGTATGATGGACAACCTCAGATCCCTAACGTTATTGTTCAAGGTGCCTGGTCTAACATTTACAACTCTATTCTGACTTCTATTTCTACTCCGCTGAAAGCTGGCATTGGTAACACTATTCTGATGCTTGAAAAGCCGATTGCAGTTATGGGCGGTGCTCTTCTGTCTGGTGATTTGAAGACAGTTAGGCGTGGCTGGTACCAGTACAGTGCATTTCTTGACACCACTGTAAAGGGTTTGAAGCATATGAGCCATGTGTTCCACAAAGCTTCTATTGACCCCACTTCTGTCAATTACATCATGCGTGATGATATTGTTCGGAAGAATGAAGAGACCATGCAAGTCCTTCACTCGTATGCAGCAGCAGCTCAAAAAGAAGGTAACGATGGTCCTATGGCTCTGTACCTTCAAGCCGAAGCTCTTCATGACTTGTCGATGAACCCCATGCTACGGTTTGGCGCTAACGCTATGTCGGCATTCGACGGTTTTACCCGTGCTGTCATTGCTAACGCTGAAGCACGTGGACGTGTGTTTGATAAGTTTATTGATGGTGATGTACCGCTGAACAATAAGACGCTTAAAGAAGCTAATGATGAAGTCTACAACTCTATGTTTGATAATACTGGCATGATTACGGATACTGGTGTTGACTATGCCAGCCGTGAGATTGCTATGAACTTAGACAGTCCTGGAGCTGAAGCTGTTAGCAACTTTGTTCGTCAATTCCCAATGGTACGCCCGTTCATGATGTTCCCGAAAACTTCGATGAACATTTTGGACATGGCTAACAAGCACAGTCCTTGGTCCGTCCTTGCTAAAGACTATAACGACATTGCATACCGTTCGTTGGATCAGTTTGCAGAAGGTGAGATCGAACAAATCCTTACTGCTAGAGGTTTGCCTGTAACTCCTGAAGCGTTTATGTCCTTACGTTATGAGATGCGTGGACGTAAAGCTATTGGTGCTATTACTTTGACAGCGGCAGCAGCCATGCTGTTTAACGGTAACCTACGTGGTAATGGTCACTACGATAAGAACCGTCAACGTACTCGTGCTGAGCTGGGATGGAAGCCTAAGACCTATCGTGGTTGGGACGGTAAATGGTATAGCTATGAATGGTTAGGTCCAATGGGAGACTTCCTTGCATTGGCTGCTGATGTCCATGACAACACGTTTGATTCCATTACTGAGAACGATGCTGAAACCATGTGGCAAAAGCTGATGTTTGTCATGGCTTCTAGTATTACTAGTCGTTCTACTTTGGCAGGTTTGGAGCCGATGAATGATGTGCTTAGCGGTAACCCCGCTGCTGCTAATCGTTGGGCTGCTTCTTTTGTTAGTTCTTTCGCTCCGTTGTCTGGTTTCCGTAATGAGCTTGGTCGGATCATGTATCCACAACTGCGGGAACTTGATCAAAACTTCTTCCAACTGCTGCGTAACCGTAACAAATGGACTGATGGTCTTGATCCAAACAGTGCTCTTCCCGATGCACATGACTGGATTGATGGTCGGAAAATTGGTTACCCCGAGAATCCTTTTGTTCGGATGCTAAACGCTATGTCACCGTTTAAAGTGGCAGATGAGATGAGCCCTGAACGACAGTTTTTGATTGATATTGAATACGACAACCGTCCTAGCTTCCGTACTAACGGTAAGGGTGTAGAGTATACACCTGAAGAACGGTCTGAATTGTATAGCATTATGGGTCGTCAAAAGATCTTCCAACAAGCAATTCAAGATGCTATGAATACTACTACTGCTAAGCAGTGGCGTACTCGCATCAAACGTGCTCGCGGTAAAGGTGCTAAAATTGATCCAACTGAATGGGAAAACTTGTACAACGAACTAGATAAAGCTATGGTCCGTGCTGTTCGAGCAGCACAACTTGAACTGAGCAATCGTGATGACGTTCTTCGTCGTCAGTATGAAGCTGAAGTTGATGTCCGTAACCAACGGTTTGGCATCGGAACTGTTCCCATTCTTGAAAACAAATAATCCACCCATTCCCAACTACTTACTAGCGTAAATGGCTGTAAATCCTGAAAATTATTTTACTGGGGATGGTTCTCAAACCTCCTACAACCTTACATTTGAATACATTGATGAAACTGATGTTAAGGTAAGCCTTGACGGGGTTGTTCAAGCTACAACTGAATATTCATTTGCCAACGCTACTACGATTCTGTTTGACACTGCACCTACTAATGGTGTTGAAATTAGGATCTATCGGGACACGAATGTTGATGAACTGAAGAGCACGTTCTTTGCGGGATCTTCTATTCGTGCCCAAGATCTTAACAAGAACTTTGAACAGAATAACTTTGCTGTTCAAGACATCAAAGCTTATACTTGGGACAACGAAACCGATACTATCCATAGCGACGAAACGTGGTCTAGTGTTGACACTCAGATTGCTACTACCGCTGCTATGGATGCGCGGTTCTGGGACCAAGACACTGACACGATTGACAGCACCGAAACTTGGCAGGATTCGGATTCTTACATCCCCACTGCCGGTGCGGTTGACAGTGCTATTGATGAAGCAATTACCAACGACATTGCTA